TCTATCTTCAAGGCGTTGCTTCAACAGCCGAAGGTTCATGGGTAACTTACAACTTGGATGATGGTTCAACCGCACTTCTTGCGGCTAACGCCATTGGCCCTGTTGCTGTTGCTATGGGCGCGACTGTTGCAAGCACTTGGGGCTGGTATCAAATCAGCGGCAAGGCTGTTGGCAAGGCGCTTGCGTCATTTGCTGACAATGCCAATGTTTACGCAACCGCCACAGCTGGCAGCATTGATGATGCTGTTGTTGCTGGTGACCGCGTGAAACTGGCCAAAGGCGCTTCCGCAGTTGATACACCTTCTACTGGATTGGCAGAGTTTGAAATCTCTCGCCCATTCATGGACGATGCAACCGCAGCCTAACCAATTGGGGCGGCTTACGGGCCGCTCCTATCCCCCGCACCCTTCTCAGACAAGGAATTAAAAATGTCGAACGATACGAAGCCCCATCTACACGTTGAATTTTTTGAAGATAAAATCGAAAACAAAGCCAAATCCGCAGAAGCTGGACGACCTGTTTTTGATCCGCAAACAAAAGTCCGCATTAAATTTGCTGGCGATAAACATAATGTCTTGGTTGCCCCAGCTAACTCACCAGGCCAAATGCGAGATACAGACTCAAACCGCAGATTAACCTATGCCGAACAGTTTCCAGAACATTACGCAGCATTCAAGAAAAACCAGAAATTCCTTGGTAGTGGAACACCGTTGACAGAATTGTCATTTATTACTGTTGCCAAACGCGCGGAACTTGAAGCCTTTAACATTCACACAGCCGAGGCATTGGCTGAAATGGACGGGGCAGGGCTTAAAAAGCTTGGTATGGGTTCACGCGAATTAATGGAGCAAGCAAAGGCATATTTGGATAAAGCTTCTGGATCCGCCGATGTTACCCGATTGGCTGGCGAAAATTCGGCGCTTAAAGCCCAAATGGAGGCCATGCAAGCGCAGTTGCTGGAATTGCAGAGCAATAGAGCCGCTGCACCTAAACAAGAGCCTGTAAGCCCTACAGTTGATGTTTCTAGTTCACCTTTTGCTGATTGGGACGCTGACACTATCACATCATGGATTGTCGAGCAGGGTGGCGAAAAACCGCATCACAAGTGCAGCTTTGAAACATTGGTTCAAAAAGCCGATGAATTGAATGCTTCACTCGCAAAACAGAATGAGGCCGCATAAATGACCCTTCTATCCGTTGCTACAGAAGTTGCAAAAAAGGTCGGGCTAAATGTGCCTGATGTTGTCGCAACTTCTACAGATCGTGAAATGGTTGAAATGCTATCAGTCATTAACGAAATGGCGCAACGGATAGCGCGTGGCCATGATTGGCAGAAGCTAAGTGCCATCGCTACGGTAACGGGCGATGGTTCAACGGAAGATTTTGCACTACCTACAGATTTTGATAGGCAGTTAGTAAAATCACAAATCTGGTCATCATCGCTTGAAACACCTTTAAGCCATATCAGCGATTTGGATAGGTGGCTTGGTCTTGATGTTCAATCTTATGATTATGTGATTAACGCATGGATTATCTACGGCGGTGAATTGCATATCAAACCAGCATTAGCGTCCGCAGTAACGGGCAAATATTTCTATCAATCCAATTTAATTGTCGCACCTTCGGCTGGTGATAATAAAGCCGAGTTTGACGCTGATACAGACACATTTCGCCTTGATGAGCAGTTGCTTAAATTAGGTGTTATCTGGCAATGGCGTGAAAACAAAGGTCTGCCATATGCCGAAGATATGGCTAACTATGAAGAATTAAAAGAGCGTCTTGTCGCACGGGACAAAGGAAGTCGGATGATCCGTGTTGGCAAGGTTCGATTGCCTAATGATGTAACCGTTGCTTATCCGCAGGTCATAACCCCATGAGGCAAGCACTAAAGCGGGTTCCTGTTCAGCAACAGGCCAGACGCTCTGCAAAATACAAATCATTTCCATCACCAACTGGCGGCTGGGTGGTTAATGAAAATGTGACAAGGCAGCGGGAAGGAACCGCGCTGGTTCTTGAAAATTGGTTTCCTACAACGCAAGGCATTCGTGTTCGTGGTGGGTGTTCTAAACGAGCAACAATTACAAGCGGCGATCCTGTTTTATCTATGTTCACATATAAGAGCGGGGCAACTGAAAAATTGTTTGCCGCTGATGAAACAAATATATTTGATCTAACCAGTGTGGCAGATGCGGACGCTATTCCTACGGCGGCAGTTTCAAGCCAAACGGCTGGCTACTATTCAACGGCTGCAATGGTAACAACCGCAGGAAATTATCTGATTTGCGTCAATGGCGCGGATGATGCGCAGCTTTTTGACGGTTCAAGCTGGCAAGATTTAAACGCTGTTTCCACTCCTGCGATAGCAGGCGTTGCCACCGCTGATTTGTCTAATGCGTGGGTTTTTGCAAACCGCGTTTTCTTTGTTGAAGATGGCACATTTGTTGCATGGTTTTTGCCTGTCGATAGCATTGGTGGAACGGCTGCTGATTTTTCCCTTGCAGGTGTATTTAAAAAAGGCGGGGCGCTTTTATTCGGGGCAACATGGTCTTTGGATTCTGGTGATGGCCTGGATGATAAGTGTGTTTTCGTTTCTACAGAAGGTGAAGTTGCTATCTATGAAGGAACTAACCCTGCCAGTGCAGCAGATTGGCGTTTGGCTGGTGTTTACGAAATAACAACACCAATGGGGATGAAGGCAACAGCAAGGGCAGGTGGTGATTTATTGGTTGCAACAGAAGATGGCATAGTGCCAATTTCTCAAGCTATCCAGAAAGATCCTGCTGCGCTCTCATTGGCGGCTGTAACAAAAGCAATTGAGCCAGAATGGCAAAAAGAAGTAACCGTAAGGCGTGGGGTTAATTGGGAAATGCTTAAATGGGATGCAAACAATATGTTGATTGTTTCGCAACCTGTTATTGATACGCAAGATCCTCAATGTCTGGTTGCTAATCTTGAAACTGGCGCTTGGTGCAAGTTCACGGGATGGGACGTGCGTTGCGTGGCTCTATTTGTTGATAATGGTTATTTTGGAACCAATGACGGGAAAGTCTACCAAATGGAGGTAGGCGGCAATGATGATGGCGAGGTTTATACTGCTGTTTATGCGGGGGCATTTGATAGCATTTCAAGTCAAGACTCGCTTAAAATAATCAAGCAAATGCGGACTACATTTAAATCATCAACGCCATTCGTTTATAAGTCGTCTGTTTCGATTGATTATAATGTTTCTATCCCATCACCGCCCAGTTCTGTTGCTGACTACTCAACAGATGATTGGGACGTTGGCGAATGGGATGTTGCTCTTTGGGATACTGGATCCGACCTAACCAAAACCACAACAGCAGAATGGCATTCTATAGGGCGGGCTTGCAGGGCTATTTCGCCTAATATTCAAATTACTTCTGGCGTTACACCTAAGCCGAATATTGAATTAGTTATAAGTGGTGTGACCTATGAAAACGGCGGTCTGGTCGTTTGATTGAAACAGTTTGGGGTGGCGAGGCCAGCCCAATTATCAATAATGTTATTGGCGAGTTTGTCGCTGATCGCGTTTTTGGTGATGATCGAAAGTTTATAGATTTCACAAGTTTAGGCGTTGTTTCACATGAAACTCTAATAGCGGGGGTTGTTTACCACAATTTTTGCCCTCAGCAAGGAACTATTGAAATAAGCGCAGCGGCGGATGATCCAAGATGGTTTGCCCGTCACGTTATCTATGAAATGTATGAGTACCCATTTGAGCAATTAGATTGCCGCATGGTTATTCACACCACATCGGAATTGAATAAGACGGTTATTAGCATTTTGCGGCGGCTTGGTTTTTCAGAAACCCGCATTGAAGCAATCAGAGGGCCAAACGAGGCCGAAATAATATTCACACTCACCAAAGAGCAATGGAAATCCAACGGGTTTCATAAGGAGCATAAAAATGGGCAAAAAAGGCAGCAGCGCACCGAAACCACCTGATCCAAGAAAAACGGCGGCGGCTTCTAATAGCACCAATTTGATGAATGCGGTTAGCAATGCTCATTTGGGAAATATTAGTGAATATGGTCCTGATGGCAGCACAAGGGTTGAGCAAACAGGCTCCAATTCTGTTTACGATCCGTATACAAAACAGAATTATGATATTCCGACTTTCAGCCGTTATACAGAACTTTCGCCAGAACAACAGCTTATAAAAGAGCAAAACAATTCGGCGGATTTAAACCTAGCCACCCTTGGAAATCGTCTATCAGGAACGCTAGGGAACCAGCTAACCGATAACTTCACGATTAACAATGAATCCACAGAAGCAAGGCTTTTTGATCTAGGCTCTAAGCGCCTTGACCCTATGTTTCAACAGCGTCAAGACGATATGGAAACAAGGCTTTCAAATCAGGGTATTAAGCGTGGATCTGCTGCTTTTGACCGTGAAATGGGTACGTTTAACCAAGGGCGCAATGATGCTTATAACCAGCTTGCATTAACAGGCAGAGGCCAAGCCTCACAAGAGCAATTCGCAGAAGATAACCAGCGCATTAACCAGATTTCCGCGCTTATGTCTGGTGGGCAAGTTTCGCAGCCTAACTTTATGGGCGTTAATAAGCCAACCATTGCAAATACTGATGTGGGCGGTTTGATTTCGAATAATCACGCACAAAAAATGAACGCGTGGCAAACAGAAAATCAAAACCAGCAAAACCTTATGGGCGGATTAATGGGCATGGGTGCAAATCTAATGCTTTCCGATGAAAGAGCCAAGAAGGATATTGAACCAGTTGGGCAGGTCAAAGGCCAGAACATCTATGAATACCGATATAAAGGTGAAGATGAAAACTCGCCTAAATCCATTGGTGTTATGGCTCAAGAAGCTGAAAAGAAAAACCCTAATGCTGTTGTCACAGGTTCAGACGGTTACAAACGGGTCAATTATGGCGAACTTTTTGGGATAGGCGCTTAACATGCAATCATTCATCTTCGACGCTAACAAAGAAACCCCGCAATCCTTAGCCCGTAGACGTGCGCTTGCTCAAACTATGGCGCAAAAGGTCCGCGCTCCTAGAAATGTTGGCGAGGGCTTATCTGCCTTGGGCGCTGGTATGGCTGGAATGATCCAGAACAACCGCATTAAGAAAACTGAACAGATGGGTCAGGAAAGCGCAAAGAACGCTTTTTCGCCTATTCTAGCGGCTTTAAGTGGTCAGGGTTCACAATCTTCCCAGCCACAGTCGTTTGCCTCTATGGGAGGCTCACAGGCCGAATTGCCGCCTATGCCTATGTCAGGCGGTAACTCGCCCGTTCCAAACGCTTACGCGAATGATAGGGTTTCAGGCGCTTTTGATCGTGACGCATTGCACAAATCACAGTTGATGGCTGAAAGCGGCGGCGATCCGAATGCGGTTTCACCTGTTGGCGCTCAAGGTCTAATGCAGATCATGCCAGATACGGCAAGACAACCAGGCTTTGGTATGCAGCCGCTTGAAAATCCTATGGACCCTGTAGCGAATGAGCAATTTGGCAGACAGTATATGGATAAGATGCTTGATCGCTATAATGGTGACCCAAAACGCGCTCTTGCTGCCTATAATTGGGGCGCTGGCAATGCAGATAAATGGAACGGCGATGAAAACACCCTGCCCGATGAAACGCGTGGTTATATAGCCAAGATTATGGCGCAGTCTGGCGGCCAAAACCCACAAACCGCGCAAGGTGCAATTAACTCCTATATGCCGCAACAGGGACAAACTAACCAACCAACTCAAGGCGGCGGATTGGGTATACAAGAACTTGTGCAAGCCGCGCAAAATCCTT